TTCTGATTTTTGTATATCGGAATGCCCCATTTTTATTTACAGCGTCTGAGACCCCCTCTAAAGCCTATTAAACTTTATTACATTATTTATATGGTTATACTCAACCCCCTCTATATGCATATTGAATAAATATACACATATTAAGGTAATAAAATGAATTAATTGTGCTTCGGTCAATATATTGTTATTGGTAACAATTATATCGGTATCAATAATATCAATATATTTGTTTAAATTATGATTTAATTTGCCATTGTTGGATTTACACAAAGAATATAAAGACTTAATGACTAATACTTCATCATCACTAAAATCAAAATAAGTTCTTACAATACCCATTAATAAACTCTAAAGAACTCCGATAATGTATTAAGTGCTAATTTTAACTCTTTTAACGTCTTTCTCTTATTGTTATACAGTTTATCAAATTCATTAGCTGAAAATCCATATACGACAATATGCTGAACTACATTAAATAATTTAGGCGATAATACTTTGGTAATTTCAATATAGTCACAAAACCCCGCCATATTCTTATCGTCAACATTAGAGGTGTTAACCGAGGAGTCCGGATTATATGATGAGATAACTCTTTTTTCTGACTTGCGATATAAGGCGTAAATATACAATGCAGTATTATATTGTCTCGTGTTGATATTACCTCTTTGGTAATACCTATCAATACTTGATTGAGTTAATATACGCCTTCTTTTCTGACTACCGGCAGTAATACTAATATTCTCCTCCCGATATTCGTCGCCTTTAAGCCGGATATCCTCCCCATAATCTGACTTGTCTTTTACCATGCTCACTCAATAGGTTTGTTTAATATTTCTGAAAAATCAATATCTTTAGCAGACTTTCTTTCAGGTTTTGTTTCCATATGTGATTTAATACTACCGGCTAAAGCACAATAATTAATTAAATCTACAATAGTATCTTCTTTATAATTACCTTCATCTAAACGGCTTAGTTTTAATTCAATCATTAATCGTGCTACCTCATACGGGTTAACCTCTTTACCTAATGCCAAACTCATTCTTTTTGATGTATTCTCAAATAATTGTAAAAAGTGCCCGTATTCCTTGCCCCTCATTTTTAAAATAGTTTCTGCCTGAACTAATATAGTATGGGGTGCTTTACTTTCGTCGTATGGTTTAAAATGGTATGTTGTCATTAAAATACTCCTCTGTTACTTCTTTATTTTTAATATCCTTAATAATAGGGTTATGACCATTCTTATTAAGTTCGCTCTTTAATTGATGAACTGACTTATAATCCGTAAGCATCAAATAAATTTCATCTAAACTATATATGGCTTCAACATCTTTATGTAAACGCTTCGCCATTCTTAAATCGTCAACATTTTTGATAATACCAAATATTTCTTTCCCGTCTTGCTCATAAATAAATATCTCAGGCTTATCGACAATATTATTTTCTTCTACATATTTTCTCATTGCAAGTAAACCACGTTTACAAATTTCCGCACGTTTAATTACTTCTTCTTTTTCTGTATTACCATTACTTGCCATATCAATACATAAACGAAATTTATAAATCGCTTGTTTAAATCTTTCTGCCATATCCTTGTCAACCAAATTAACAATTTCTAGGTCACCATAAATATCATCTAATTCATGTTGCATTTTTACATACCCTTCGACGGCATCAAAAAATCTTTCATATTGAAAAGCCATATATCCGACTTTGTCACTTCTCTCACAAAAATACTCTTTATCTGTTAATCGTGCCATGCGTCCTCCTATGTCCATATTCACGAACTCCTATATGATATGTATGTATTGAATGGTATATATATATATACCTTTCATACATACCTATTATCATATGCAAAATCGCAAAGTATGTATGTATACGATAGTACGGTTTTTTTCTTTCATACATACTCCTAACTTGACGGTTTTACGTTGCCATTTTTTATGGTTTTGACCATGTTATTATGGCGATAACTTTTTGGTTCAACCTTCGATAATGGGACTTCAATTTCTTCCAAAACTTCCGAAGATAACCATGTTCTTACGATACTTTTTATGCGTGTTTTTGTAACCGGTGCGTCTATATCCATATCTAAAAAGTCGGCTATATATTCGTGTATAGACATCTTATATTCGGTTCTTTTTGTCGATATATGGGACATTAAATACAATGTTTCATTCTTAATGGACTCCCATAATAATATACATTTTTGCGGTGATATACCGTCAAATGCACTTGGTATTTCGTATTTTTCTGTCACGGCTACCCAATCATCATTAGGTAATTGTACGCCTATTTTCTGATACCATTGCTCTCTATCAGGTGCACGGCTTAAATTGTTTTTGCCGGATATGTCAATCTTAAAGAAGTCAACGTGATTAGCAATACCAAGTTTTGCCCCGTCGTTTGCGTCCATATTGCGTAGTAGCCGCCCACTTCGTATGGCAGCGACCAAGGAACTACCACCCCGACTATCTTCAATAGTGGCGACTTGATTATTGTTTATTTTGCGGGTATGGTGCACAATTTCTATCGAGCAATGACATCTATCGGCAAGTGCTGACAAAGTCTTTGCGAGTAGTGCAAAGTTACCGACACTTTCTGTACTTGTAATAACATTTGCGAGGGGGTCAATGACCATAACATCAATCTTATTATTGACGATTGTTTCGGCTATCTCATTAACAAGTTTATCATTCATAAGACCTTCTTCCCCTGCCATGAGTAGCATTTCAGTTTGCCGTCCACTTCCTATCATCAATCCGGATAGTTCTTCCTGCTTTATATTATAATATTGGCATACGGCGAGTACCCGTCGTTGCACTTCGTCAATCGGGTCTTCTGCATTAAAGTATAAAGCATTGCATTTCTTTAATGGCTCGATACCTAATAGTGGCTTACCCGTGACCATTGCTAATACTTCTGTTAAAACAAGTGTAGACTTCCCAACCCCTCCCGGCGATACGGTCAATGATAGGTAATCTCTAATATAATGATTGCCATATATAAACTCCCGTCGGGGGATTGTTAATGGGTCAGTCAATGTCCAATGTTGGAACATAGCAGAAACATCAGGGGACTCCTCGAATGCTTCTTTTATAATTGATGTTCTGTCAATACCGGTAAACCCTTTTTCTCTTGCCCCTTGTATTGCCTTGTCGACTTCCTTGATTGTATCGGCATAGCTATAACCGGATAGTGTTATATCCGATAGCACGGCGTGTATCTCATGGTCTGCACGACCCCTTGCCACTAATGAAGCGACCACCCGTATCATATTGTCGTGCCAATTTTCGCCGGACTTTATACGGGTCAATGATTGTTCAATATCTAGCTTTTCTCTTTGGCTTAAATCGTCCAAGTTAATGTGAAAAGTCTTGTCAGTATTGTATGGAAAATGTTTTTTAAGCGTCTGTACGGTCTTTATATCGCTTCGCATACTGCGATATTCTGCTAATTCTTCTATTCTGCCCTTTTCTATCTTGTGCGGGGTTGGATAATTAACAGTACCGGCAAGTCTCATAATACGGCTTGGATTGTGTACTACGGGGTCTGATTGAAGTGTATTTGCTATTGCCCGTTGTATACTTGACCATAACTGCAAGTCCTTAATTGGCTTATCAAGTTCATAATATATATGACCTCTTTTTGGTTGCTTACCCGTGTAAACTCCGAAGTTGCCTTTGCCGTCCGGCAACATCTTATTATAATTATCAACAGAGTCTGTTGTGTCACAATCGCAAAAACAATAAAACGCTCCAATGATATCTTCATCTCTACCTGCACGTCCGTTCGTTTTGCTACTAATCGGATTGACTGTTACATACACATTGTATTTTTCACTATTAGTGCGTGTCGCAAAGTTAATCGCTTGGTCAATCTGCTCTTTTTTGAATTTCTTGTAAGTTGGTATTCCGCCTTCTTTAATACAGCGTATCTCAAAATAAGCGTCTTCTCGCAGTTCGTCCCACCGTGACGTAATCTTCTGCAAGTGCTTTTTTATGTCTCCCTCATTATACCGCATCATTGTTCCTTATGGTATATTTCGTATGGTTGGTTGCATTCGATACAGCTATACATCGTCACATAGTCTGCTTCGATATAGTCACTTAATATTCTGCAATCCCCTATTTCTATTATTTGTCCACCGCAATCACATATCTTGTCTGTTAGCTGAGGGGAACTGATGTAAATGTCCCCCCCGAAGGTGCTAACTTTCTTCGCCTTCTTAGAACTCGGCATCATCTCCACTTTTGCTGACGCTAGTTCTTGCTTCAAGTTGGAACGGTCTGTCTTCCCACGATAGTATTTCTAATATCGGGATAGCCGTACTTGTCCCACTCTTGAATTTCATTTGCTCCGCTGACTTGAGTTTTACCTTTGGTAGTTTACCCGTCGCATTGCCGTTTATTAATTTGGCAAGTTTACTGAAACCTTGCATAACTGCCGTACCCGCTTGTCGCCATATATAGACTTTCTCGCCACTCGATACTTCAATCTGCAATCCTTGTTTCCAATCGTCGCCCGGTTTTGCCTTCCAATCTACGAGGTTTTCATTCCATTCCCATAGGTTGGTTGTGCCTTCCCATTTGTTCCAACCGGTCTTCATATTATATATATCTAATATGACACCGTCTTTCTTTATTGTCTCAAATGTGATTTTCTCGCCACTATCACTTATATAGAAGTTACATGGGGCGACCGAGCCGTCTTG